CTTTTTCTGGCCGCGCTTTTACCGTGGTCGGCATACCACGTAGGTCTGATGATCACCGCTAATCATTTGACGCAAAAGGCCAAGGGGGGGGGTGACTATTGCCCGGACGCACTTGTGTAAACAAGGTAAGAGGGGGAAGGCATACATCAATGTCCTTCTTCACTCTTGCTATCGCTGCAAGGTAGATTTGTCCGAAAACCTCACGGACGAGGTATAGACTCCAAACCTCCCGCCCCCGATCGTGTATCACATGTCGTGACACGTTACTCGTAGTTCTTAGGTCTTTGTTAGTACCAACAAGTCCATCCCGCACCCCCCTCTGGAACGGCTTTGGGAGGGTGGCGCGTGCGGCCCGGGCGCTCCTAGCAAAGGGTGCCAGCTGGGTTCAATCAACGGTTGTGTGTTGCACCACGATCTTATAGGATTCGACTCACCCATAGAACTACAAGTAAACATCACGCGTGCAATGACGGCTATCGCCTGAAACAACGAAAGGGGGCAAAACTCTTTAGAACATCTGTTCTCATCTAGCGGCAGGGAGAGGGAATTAGCTGGCAGTAAACCTCGACCTGAAATTTTTAATGCAGCCAGGGCGCCGTTTTTACTCTAATGACTGATGCGAAAGTAAAACGACCAGCCGGGCGCCAGTGCAACAACTGGCAACCTGTCTCTCACCCCCGCAAGGGTAAGGGGCATGTGGCCAACCGTTCCAATAGTGGACTCAGTCGGTTCTACTGTGGAATTAAAGGGGAGAACGAGGCAAACATTGCCGTTGAGACCATATCCTTACTGGACCAGATCAATTTGGACTGGAAGAGTGTGGTCAAGCGGCATGCGTTGCCTGACGGCTACCCCTGCGCGTTAGTGGCCTTTGCAGCATGCCTGCCTTTTGAAGAACACATAGAGTACTTCTACAAGCAGCTCATGTTGAACGGGTTACTTGCGCGTAACGAACAAGGCCCCCCGGGGGGGATGAGCCTTGTTGGGATGTTGAAGGCTTTGAACACGTGGGAGCAAGCGGTTAGGAACAAGCGCTTCCGAACCGATAAGCTGCGCGGAATGGACGTCCATCACATAACCCTTAAGGGTTCTAAAATTGTGGACTTCTCAATATATCCCACTGGGTTAAAAGGGTCAAATGTGGAAACGATCATCATCTTCATTGAGGGAGATGGGCGCGAGGGACATTTCTTCTCGGCGAATAAGATGTGGCCGGGACAGCATTACAGGATGAAGCAGCTTGCTGAACAGAATAGACTAATTGAGGAAGCTGCTCAAACAACATCAAACGTCCCAACACCATCTTCTGAACCGAGGGTCACAGTCACCACCCCTGAAAGCCGAGACATTGAGACGGTTACCTGGCTTGGTCTTACCCCCGATGAGCTCAACATTGTTGAGGCCAGTGTCGGGGACATGGACCCGGAGCCAGAAGAGAGCCGTGAAGAGATCGCCGGCCAAGGCATAATGATAGAGCCGTATGAGCCATACCATCTTAATGGTAAAGTCATTAACACGGCCTCTGACGATTTGCCTTCGCTTATCCCGGGACAACCCGCGATGCCACGTCCCAGGGTAGGCCGGCGCCTGTCATATGACGGGACAATGGTGGTCTGGTCGCCCGATCCTCCGGATCCTCCTTCCCCCCCACCTGAGGAGATCCGACCACCGTCGCCACCGCCTTCTCCCATGCTGGAGTTCGTGCCGGACGAGAGTATTGAATTCATCAAGACTAACGTCACCGTGCCGCGCTTCACGCATGCGCTACGAGGTTATGCAGTTGGAGACCTTCTACCCGATGGGGCAGTTGGGCATACTGATGCTTCGTGTGAGAACGCGTGTGGCGCGACTGAGCTGCACCCCGCCGTTCAGGAAAAATTTGGCTTTACGAGACGTAGTTTGTACTACGTGAGTGCTGACGCCGGGGTAAACCCCTTGGATGCCAAGTACTTGACGAACGGCCAATATAACCCTGCGTGGCTGACATCCATGGTCTTTGGCAACACGTCATATGTCCTGGAATATGTCGGCATCTTCAGTGACTGCCACTTCTTTAGATTGGCGGAGACGGCCACAATCGTCCCGAAAAGCAGGAAATTTTTCAGTCGTCTTTTTAGTGGTTTAGGCGCGCCTGCTGTCGGGACCCTTGTTTGTAAGGGCGCCGCATTGCTGAAGGTGTTGGGGGTTGCAGCTAGCGTGGGGGCTGTCGGAACCGTGAGCGGGCCAATCATTGCAACTGCAGGATTAGCCTACGCCGCCTTTCCCGATGCTGTTCCCACGCTGACTCACAGGCTGGTCGGTGTGCTTCGAGAGCGTGGCTTCATTTCGGAGTTACCTGCGAAATGTTTCCACGCACAGAAGAAACTGCCGGCGGCTGATCTCTCTACCTTTGATGGACACAGAAGGGCGGAATGGACCGTCATGCGCCAATACGTTCGAGAGGACTTGGTCCCCGCTTTCCACTCTTTGCAGGTGCGAAACGGAGACCATGACGTCGATCCCGAGATGGCGCTTGAGGGACTGCAAACCCTTAAGCATAGGTTAGAGACAAAGCGGGGAACGCGAGGGTACAAAGTCTTCCAAACAAGTGGGCCCAAGCATTGCAAGTCGTGTGGCAAGCCCCCCCCCCCCGCTGGAGTCAAATACAAATGGAAGCATCGCGTGTGCACGGATTGCGACAAGACTCTTGGCCTCTGTGGTGCAATCACCCCGATGGGCCGGGACATCCAGGCAAATTGCGCGGTGGCCGATGGGCCGCCCGGAAGAGTGCACATGTATTCGTCGACGCTCCCGCCCAAGAAGAAGAAGTGGGAGCAGGTTGAGGTGCCGCCCGGCGCGATTACCATTCGCGCGTCCGACGCCCCTTGGATGGCCGGGGTCCGAACCATGGCCAAGGTCCTTGAGGTGACAAAGGAGGACATTTTCAAGATTGACACCAGTCTTGAGAAGCGGAGGCAAGAATGTGTCCTTGCCGGCATCGCCATATCCGGGTGCTACCCAATGGTCACGCAAAAAGGCCTATATTCCAGGATGCAAGCGCTCCTTGGACGGGCCTTCCTGAAGAAGCCCCAGAGCTGCCCAAGGGCGTGGAAGAAGATGGAGGACTTGAAGCACCTCATCCTTCCGAAGGGCGCTCTTGACGGGCCTCAGATGGACGTGGAAGAGTGGATAGCATCAATGCCGGGGCGCAGGAAGCGCGCCCTGAAGCGGGCTTATAAGCAGTTCATGGAAGATGGACTGATTCTTGAGAAGGACCTGACTTTTTCTGCTTTTGTCAAGCAGGAGCTCCTCGCGGCCTTTGAGGAGTATGAAGGGCCTGTCTCCAAGGAGCTCGAGGAAACCATAGCTCGGATGATCATGGCGCCACAAGATAAGGCCCACGTCATTGCTGGACCCGTGATCAAACCCAAGCTTATGCGGCTGAAGGACCATTGGCATCACGACAACTGGCTATTCTATGGAGCCACAACTCCAAAGAATCTTCAGAGCTGGTTGGACAAGGCCGTCGGTATTTGTGCAGACGGGGAGGTGTTCACATTTTGGTGTGATTTCTCGATGTTTGACTGTACTCACAACGAGTATAGTATGAAACTCATTGAGAGTTATTACTCTGAGATGGGGACCAGCCCCCTTTTTAAGATGATTATCGACGCTTGGCGTGTGCCTGCTGGGACGATGGGGGAACTGAAGTTCAGGCTACACCAGATAATGCTTGCTTCAGGAAGAGATGACACGGCCCTTATGAACGCCATGTATTGTGGTTTTGTCATGGGATTGGCCGTAGCGGCAGCTGTGAGAAACAAGCCGCTAGAAGATCTCGACTCCGGGGACATATTGTTTGCCGCGGCTTATGTTCGGATAAGCATATGCGGTGACGACACCCTCGGGTTCCTCCCTAAGAACCTGTGGTTCAGGCGGGCGCAGATCATGGCGAGTATTGAAACCAACTTGTCACGATTCGGGCTCGTCTCAAAGTTGGATTGCTCAAATTATTTGGGCAGTGCGGTTTACTTGGGCATGCGCCCCTACAACGTGCCGACCCCTTTCGGACGGCAGTGGTTGTGGGGGCGCACCATTGGTCGAGCGGCCTATAAGATGGGCTGGATGCTTGACCTGTCCAAGGGTGATGCGGCCGCGTGGGCCTATGGGGTTGCCGACGCCATCGCTCGCACACAGCCGTATGTGCCGTTGTTGTCCGATCTTGCCAAGAAGGTGGTCGAGCTAAGTCAGGGCTATAAACGCACGCCTGTCTTAGAGGACCCGAACAAGCCTTGGACGCATTGGACACCGCACGAAAACTTGGGCCAGTTGACATATGACGACCAGACACTCGAATGTCTTGTGTTGTCATACGATACACCCACCCACCACGGGGCTTCACAGCCGGTTTCTCCCACTATACACGATCTTCATCGTAGTGTGAGAAACATTCAGAAAATTGACCGCCTTCCATACAACTTGGAGGATTACGCGTTGCAGTGTTACTGTAACCGTGACGACAAGTAGACGGCGGTCGGGAAATGACCTTTTTGAGTGCAGTTTTGTTGCCAGTCAGAGCCAAAGAACGAACTGCTAGAGTAATGTCACACACCGGCCTTAAATCATTGGACCAGGTAGCCCAAACTATCTGTCTTCCAAATGAGCGTGCTCCAGTGCGTTTACCCACGTACCCTTCTATTGACAAAACAGCTCTATTCCGATACCGGTACCAGAACACAGAAAGTTTGAAGGACGATAAATTGGTCCCACCCGGAGACTTGGACACTCTAAACATTCCCGGACGCAAACGATTCATCCTGAGCCGCGACCCAGCCGCCCCTATGTTGTTAGATTCTGTGCATCTTCTACAACACACTTGGGGTCTGGATCCCGGTGCCTTTGACGGAACCATCTTCATTCGGGGAGAAACCGTCTATTTGGTGGATTCAGCCTCCGGCCCAAGCACAGTCCACTCTGTTGACTTCGACAAATGTTACCCCATCGAGTATTACAGAACACTTCCCGCAGGAAGGCTTGATGGGAAAGAGTGGTTCATGGTTCCACGGGTCTTGGATTCACGGGGCAAATCGCAACCTTTCTTGAACGTTCTCTGTGTCGGGTTGATCACCGTGGATGGGCCTTGGCCATTTGCGGCCAACCCACTTGGTAAGGGATTGATCAGGACATATCACAGCGATGCTTCAGTTACTTCCCTCAACGCTTCCAATGGTGAGTTGTGTTTGGATTACACAATCACCATTGAAGCGATGAGTGGTGACGGAGCTGTCCAGGAACTTGTCATGTCATATGATTGGTCAAACTGGGATTACACTGGCTCATTTGATTTACACCCGGATGTGGCAATGGTGCGAATTAAATCGCTGACATATCGTGGACTCGTCCGTCTTGTGGACAATAATCTGCCGGGGGCAGATGTGCCTATGAAGGGGTGTTATCCGGTACTAGGACTATCGAGGTCCGGAGCACACATACCTGCAGGCAGTCCCCCGACCACGTTTCGTTGTTTATCATTGCCTCCAACTGCGGTCAACCCGGAGTATTACAATTCTGTCGCGCCATTCCAATCAACGCGACTCAATTCGTCGGCTGTGCTATTAACAAACGTGTCAAAGGTGTTAAACAAGGAGGGAACAGTTCAATCCTCCAGATTGCTGTTCAATCCCAATGCGGGGCAAACCGTCCATCACGCTGATGTTGTGAGCGTCTCTACCTCAAACCCCGACACACGTTACTTCGGGGCACTTGAGAAAGGGGCTTACACCTTCACCGCGCCGGACCAGGAAAGCCTAAAGTTTGTTACTCCGTACGTGACGGTGGACGTAAATGACGCCGGCACGGGCGAAGGGAATATTGCCATTTTGACACTAGTGTCAACAAAGAATGTTGTGAGACCAGTGCTGGACCTGGGGGCAAAATATTACAATTGTATTATTTGCACCGACCTAGACAGCACTGATGACACACAACTCGCTTTGACACTGGACACACATTGGGAGTTTCGAACCATTTCCACGTTGTACACCTTGGATTATTCGCGCATACCGATGGAAGTTTACCATGCTGCAATGCTAGCTGTTGTGAAGGCCGGGTTCTTTTACGAGAACAACAACCATGCCGCGATTCTTCGAATGTTATCCGCTGGCGTGAAGTTTGCCGCCCCATTGATAGCAGGGTACGCCGCCCGCATACCCGCTGGGTTCCTACAGGCACAGGCAACCTCAGCACTGGCAAAGGGGGCCGTTAATTTGGCCCTGCATGGTGCCAAGAAGGCACACGCAGCGTACAGGACGCACCAGAACAACAAACAGAAGCAGAAACCGAAGAACAAGGAGCGTGGTAACATGCGCCAGAAGGGGCTACGCTAACCCCTTAGTTGCCACCACACCTTTCCCTCCATCATTGATTTCTGACAAAGAAAACTGATGAGAGGATGGCATCCTTGAAAGCACTCAGAAAGGTGACATCTGGTTCGAGATGTATAAAAACGACCACACCCTGAAGCAGTAGGTGTTTAAATATGACTGTCACTGGAAGGGATTCCAGGCTCTTTTACCTTGCCTCAGGCAGGAC